AGTTTTGTCAAGGGGTTTCCTTACATAATTCAGACAAGTTTCAAAATTACACGGTTTTTGTTATGTTTTACTATTAGCCTCAATTAGCAATATAACGCCTTTTATATTCATCCGACCACCATATTGATTTAGGTGGTATATTTTATGTCTACACAAATAAAAAAACTCTTGCCTAATAATACCACTGATGATAGCCATGTATCAACATTTCAACAGTCGTTAAAAAATCAACGAGTCTGCCGGAGTCAGGTCTTTAGCCTCAACCCATCCGCCGGCTGTTAAAATCCGATGATCCGGCGTACAGGTCACAGTCCGCCCGTCTGTCGTTGTAATCCGAACCATCGGCCCCTGGTAATGGCTGACCAGCTTACTTTGCACCAATCTAAAATAACCCTTGTGAGACAGAACAACGTCACCTGTCTCGACATCCTCAATCGGAATGAAACCCCGACCGGTAAACACAGCTTGCCCAGGTAACAGGCATCTATCCAACGGGTGGAGCGCCATCAATTCGCCTATATCATAAATAACGCCGTCAAGCGCCAGGCAGGCTAAACAGGTGCGCTGTTGTTTGGCTGCCAAACGGCGATACCGGGTGATGAAGCCTGATTTCAGATAGCTTTGCCGGCTTGCTTCCCGGACGGCCCGCACCTGTTGGTCACGCGCCACCAACAGGATGTGATTCAGCCCATTGGCAAGCCCGTCCTCTATGATTTTTTTGGCAGTTAACCGGGGGTTTTGGCCGATGGCCGTCCCGTAAACAAGTTCTTTGGTGATTGCCAGGGCAGCCACCGGGTAGGCGTTTTTCAACAGATCGCCCAGCGGTTGGCCGGCAGAGGCAATGGCGACAATGTTCTGCACCGCTTCTGTATTCAGCCGGTCAAAGGTGGTATTGACGACATCCCCCCCGGCCAAGCTTAACGAAGCGTCCATCAGGGCCAGCGTGTTTTTTAGCCCGGCGAAAGCGGAATCATTTAATAGTGATTCAATCACCGGCCCCGCCACCTGCCCGGTGTATTGCTCTATTTCCTGTTGAACCTGGGCCAACAGTCTGGTATACCGCTGGAATCGGGCCAGTTCCCAATCCTTGAGTTGTTTGGCTTCCGGGGTTGACGGCGGGGGAAGTTCAAAGAATTCTTCCACCCCACCGCCTTTGAATGTCGCCTTGATTTTCTCGATAACCGGGGTTAGTTTTTTTTTGAGTTCAACCGGCGGGGTGGTGATCTCCGTAGCCATATTCAGGATGTCAGTTTTTAGCCGCTGCTCAACATCAAGCCAGCGCACTGCCATTTTGCCGGTGGCGTTTCCGGCTTTTTTGTCCAGGTCTGCCTGAAATTCGGCAATCAGACTGGTGATGATCCCTGGGGGTGGGGTGTTATTCCCGGACGGTTTCTTGTTTGCGGCAGTTTGTTCCGCCATGTCACGCGCTCTCCGGCGGCTGCTCAATCCTGTTTGCCCGCGCCCGGTCAATCATTTTTTCCAGCCACGTTTGCACCATCGCGTCAGAAAAGCCAAAGTCATCTTTCAAAACCTGCCCGCCGGCCAGCCCCAGTTCTGTTGCCAGAATAGACATGCGCCGGGCTTCCGCTTGCGCCCGGCTTAGAAGTCGGCGGCGCTTACTCCCCTTGTTGTTATCCGTCATTGCGGCTGCTCCAATCCGTTTGAGGCCGACCCGCCGTCAAGCTGGCGCTGGGCGTTCAGCACCGCCGCCGCCAACGTCTTTTGACTGCGCTCCGATAAAGCCTCTTGCTCAATATCAATCTTCGCCGCTTCAGCGTCCGGGTCGTCCACGCCAATCATAGTGCGCGCTGTTTCCCGGCTGATAATTTCTGCATCCACCAACTCTTTGGCTACCCGTTTGTCATCCGCCGAAACCGGCCCCAATTCCAGCCGGCACTCGGCCACCGCCCGCAGGGCATCATACCGGCCCGGTTGGCCGCTGAAGATGGCGGCCAGGGCCAGGGTGGTTTCAAGCAGCCAACGCGTCGCCGCTTCGGATTCCGCTTTTGTCTCAAGTAAACTTTGCCGAAAATCCGTCAACGCCTGTTTGCGGGATTCGCCGGAGGCTGCGGCATCGCCGGACAAGAGAGCGTGCAACTGGCCCACTTCCTCCAAAATACTTTGATAGGCCGCCTGTTTTGTTTTGGTGAAAACGTCCACGGGAACCGGGTCACGGTAAACGACAGACGGGGTTGCCACTTCAAGTGAGCCGTCCTCCCTCTCCACCGTAACACCGGTCAGGAAGTTACTGACCCCGGCCCCAACGTGCAGCGGTTCCGGGACAAATCTTGTCAGGCCGGGCCTGTCCGGGTCTGGAACCTCCTTGCCCGGCAGTTGGGTATTAAAGAACGTTCGTTCCAGAAACCCACCCTGGATGACATTCCGCTGCAGCATCGTTAAGCTGAGATTTAATAGTTTCTGGCCCTGGATAACCTGTTCAGTGACCAGCCTGGGCCGCTTGATTTCAAACACCAACAGCCGCCCACCGACAGCCAGAATAACCGGCGGCTCCGGCTCGGCCTCCCCTTCAACCGCAATGCGAATGACGGTTTTCCCGGCGGCATCCGTTGCCATTATCTCCGCCCGCTTGTCATTTTCCCCGGCCTGATAGATGTATATCCCTATCTGGCGCATCGTCTGCCGATCCAGGATTACGGCGGCTTGCTTCGGGTCCGGGGAATGAACATACAGGCGCATTATAGAAGATTTTAAATCGGCCTTTGGAATCAGGCCGTTTTCATCACGCTCGCCGGGGGGCGTGAACAGCCGCAAGCTGCCGCGCCGGGCCAGCAAGGCGTTTGTTGCCGCCGTTTGTAGCTGCGACGGAATATCCCTGGCGTCCCACCATTCGGTCAGAATGGCTTCTGCCTCGTCAATTAGCTGCTGTTCAGCCGCAGATGGCGCTTCGTTTTCCTGAAGCGGACGGCGAACGGCCAGCCGCCAGGCCGGTTCCCGGCCCAACACGGCATTGACGTGCCGCCCCACCACCTCGCCTACAGAATTTTTAGAGACAAAACTGCGCTGGATTTCCACCATTGTCTGCCGGTACAGCGAGTGACTATTATCCAGCAGCGGCCCGCTCCAACCGGCTCCCGCCTGCCAGTGGTCGCCCTGATAATACAACATATTAGAGGCCAGCCAGTCGGCAGCGGCGTCCGGGATTAAGTCTGCCGCCTGTTTGACGGTTAAGGTGCTAACGTCCATTGTGCCTATCCTTTTTTTGTAACGTGTGTTTAGAAATTACCGCCATTGTTTTTCATCTTTTGCTCTCCCCTCCCCGATCAGCCCGCCGGCAGCCTGCCGCAGCACATACCGCCCGGCGCAATGCCCGCATTTGAATTGGATGAAAAGGAACGGCCCGGTTACTGAAATCGGCTGCCCGCAATGAGGGCAGTTGATGACCGGGGGTGCAGGCTTGGTCATTGTCGCCTTCTTTTTAACGTGTGTTTCATAATCTCAGTAAACTGTGTGACCTGGGTTTCGGTTTGCCGGCCGGCCTGGTTAGCCAACCCACAATATACCGTTCGCTGTCCATAAAGTGAAAATCGTGCTTGTCCTCAATTTCCTCTGTCGGCTCGCCCCGTTCATCAAGTTTGCGGGCGTAGGTCATCTTTTCATCCAGATAACCGGTGCAGGTATCAAAAACAAAAAGCTCATTGCGGGCGTGCCGGCTGTAAACCCGGTCAATACCCACTTCAACCTCTGAAACAGCCGGCGGCTTAACCGGCAGCCCGGCAGCCCTGAATTCTGCCCGCCATTGGCCTTCAGACGGCGCACCGCCAACGGCAGTCGGCATCACCGGTTCACCATGCAGTAAGGCTTCCGCGTGCTGCGCCGCCGTGCGCCCGCCGGCCTTGTATTCCCGATACAGGTACAACTCATTTGTGCCTGGTTTTTTGGCATAAAAAAGTCCCGCCGTGTTGACTCCGCCGAAGTCCAGGCCCAGGTATCTGGGCCAGTCAGGCGGGATGGCAATCGGGGGGATTTTGTGAATAGCCTCATTAAACACATCATAGATGAGACCGGCAGGCCGGGTGAACAGCGCCCGGTAAAACATATCAAATCGCCATTTGGGGAGCCGCCGCCGGGCATCCTCCCATTCTTCCTGGCTGAACAACGGGTTTTCAATGGACTCAAACCTGATAACATCAATGGTGGGATCGCCATCATTCCAGGCGTCCCAAATGCGCTGCTTGAGCCATCCCAGATTGTAAGGCGTGGTGGTAATAAGCACCCGCCCCCGGTGAATGGACAGGCGGCGCATAATGGCTTCCCAGCTATCCACCCTGAAGCGCCGCTGCCCGGCTTCATCAAGACAGGCCGCTTTGGCCGTAGCCGATTCCAGGCTTTCAGGCTCCGCGGCGTACCCAAATAGTACCCTGGTCTCATTGTCCTGAACCTTGCCCCACATTCTGGTTTCCCCGGCGGCGCTGAACACAAACTGCCGGGATTGGGCCTTGTATATCCCCAACTGCATAATATCAATAAACCAGCGTTTGAATTCCGGCAGGGCTTTCAATTCCAACAGGGGGTAGGTGGGGGTGACAAACATATAATCCCCCGGCCCGCACTGCTGGATTTCACGCCATAACCAGATGGGAGCAAATGAGGTTTTGTCAGCCACCCTGAGTCCCGCTAAGAACGGCAACAATCCTTTTCAGACTGTCCCAGGCTCTTAGCTGCCCAGGGTGCATAGTTAACCTCACTTTCCCGTTTTCAACACTGTAAATGCCGTTATTCATCGCCGTCGCCATCAGGCTCATCAACTACCGGCCTGACCACTTCAACCATGGTGATCGGAATCGCCCCCCCATCGGGGCCGGTCGCCTCCACCTTTTGCTTGCGAAGCCAGCGGTCGGGATGCCGCCTTTCCAGAATCGCCAATGCCGCCCGCCAATCCGGGGGAACGGTCTTGGTGGTTTGCACTTCCTCCGTTATCATCATCCCGCCGGAAGCGGCATCAAGCGCCCTTGTCACCTTGATTTCGGTAAACGTGTACCCCCCCTTGGCGGCCTGGTCAATGATGTTGGCATTGGTCAGTTCGCCTTCTATTTCGGCCCTTTGCACCGCCTCGTAAAAATCGACAAAGGGCGCTTCCTGTTTGCGGGGACGAGTCCCAGGTTGCGCCAGCCGGGTTAGCTCGGCCTCGGCCCGGAGCCGCCATTTGTTGAAGGTGTCGTAATGAATCCCCCCCAACATGGCAGACTGCTCGTAGCCAAGCCCGCGCCGGATGGCAGCGCAAATTTTCTTCTGCGTCTGGATATTCAGTTTTGTAGGTCGTCCTTTTTTCTTCATCAGGCAACTCCCCCCTGGAAAGTTGGCACGTTTCCTAAACGTGTGTTTATAATTCTATTCCTCTTGTTCCTCTGCATCGGGAATGTCGGCGAAGCCGTTCATTTCTTTTGCCACAAAGCGCCAGTTTTTGGCGATCTGCAAAAAGTCTTTCAGTTCTCCCTCAATAATTGTGGCCCTGGCCCGCAGCATTTGCATATCTACCAGCATAGATTCCAGCTTTCTGAGCGCCCTGTCCATCTGGTATTCGTGTTTTTTCTTTTTGGTGTCAGTGGGCATTACGCAGTCCTCTTAATTCTTCAATTTCAGCGTGCAAGTCCTCAATTTCAATCATGGTTTCCGGGGGAGTGTTCACCCCGAAAATGGCCTGTTTGGCTTGCAAGGCTTGCAGCCGGCGTTGTTTGTTGAGAATTAATGTGTCGATATGCTCATCCTTTTTTGAGAATTCCCCGGAGGCCGCCACCAACTCCACCATACGGGTATAAAGTTGTTTGTAGGAAAATGGCTTGGCAAAAAAATCATTAGCGCCGGCAGCCATGGCCCGCTGCCGGGTGTTCCGGTCATCATAAGCGGTGATAACCACAATCGGCACTATTTTGCTAATTTTGCGTATCTGTTTAACCGCCTCGATTCCATTCAGCACGGGCAGCCGCACATCCATTAAAACCAGAACGGGCGCAAGGTCAATAAAAGCCTGCTTGGCCCTGTCGCCCCGCTCCACCACTACAAATTCAAAGCCGTTGTAGGCATCCAGTAAAGCCTGGTAAAGATAGGGATTTTGATCTTCAACCAGCAGCACCTTGCCATGCCCGTGAACGTCAACCACAATCATCCCCCCGCGTTACCCTGGCCGATAGCATGGCGTTTTCAACCAGCGTAGTTTGCAAAGTCAGGGTGGTTTTGTTTATTTCTTCATGTAGCTGTTCCCGCTCGGCCCGCAGGGTATCGTTCTCGCTTTGCAGCCTGAAGGTCAACTGTTGCAGGTACAGCACGTTGCTGCGGACGTACATAAAATTCAATACAGTCAAAAACAGCCCCCCTAACCAGGGGAGCAAAATCAAAATAACAAACGCGCCTAAAATAAGGTTACCGGACAGGTTTGACATAAAAAAAAATTCCCTCGGACGGCGGCGGAAGTCCGAGGGATTTAAAATAAAACGGCATGGCGTCCCATGATAGGACTTCCCGCCGCCAATTTCAATTATCATAGCATGCTTTTGGAGTTATGGCAAGAATATTTGAAAATATGTTCTATTTTGAGAGACAAGCAAAAGGCCGGGAACCGCCGGCCTTTTTGGGACACCCCTATTTTTTAGTCTCCTTTCCGCCGGGTTTCCGGCCCCGTTTCCTGGGTGGAGCGGGAGTTGCGGCTGCCGGAACCGGCAAACCGTGGGCTGCAAGCTCGGCGGCCAGGCTGCCGGCAGTTTGCCGCTGGCCGGCTTCGATAAGCAGTTTGTATACCAGATACAGCCTGTCCAGTTCAACCGGCGTCAATTTCTTTTTTGTGGTCATAAGTCCCTCATCCCCGGCGCGTGTGGAGGAATGAGATAAAGTACATACTCCTCCGTCCATTGATTTGCCGTCCCCGCCGCCTACCTCTTGAATTGTTTTTGTTCCCAGTCGTGTACGTACCAGCGCTTCTCGATGTCGTCATCATCCAATTCTTGAATGTGTGTATCAAATGGCAAAACGAGTTGTGTCCCGTTTTCCTTTATCCTGATATGGTTTTGACGCAGATACACCAAAAATCTGGCATATTGTTCCGGTGAATACACTTTCCACCTTTTGCTGTGTCCCGGATAATACTCCTTGACGTAAAACGCAACAATATCCGGGAACCGGATCGGATCGGGATGATACAATACCAAAAATGTTGGAATATTGGCCGCTTTGCCGAGTTGATACAAAATGTTGATGCTCTTGGGATAATACGATTCCGGTTTTAATTTTCTGGATATTTCCACGCTTTCAATCAGGGCCACCGGTGGGCGGTCGTAGGGGTGTTTTGCTTCGACATAAACACCATCAATATCTATCATCGTTAATCTGTCGGCAATGACGGTTTTGCCGGCCAAAAATCGCCTGATACTATCGGCCCGATGCCAGGCGGAATAACAGGTTGATCTTTTGAAAGTTCTTTCTTCTTGAGGCATATTAATTACTCCCGATTCGCTCCAAAGCCATTTTAGCTGTTTCTGATTTTTTTTCGATACCGCAATACTGTAATCCTAAATTTTTTGCCGCCAGTACCGTTGTGCCGCTTCCTAAAAACGGATCAAGCACCACCCCCCCCGGCGGGCAGACGGCCATTAAATAATGCTCTGCTTCCGCTACAGCCTGTTGCCACGGATGGTGGCTTTTTTCTTTGCCGCCGGTGACAAAATCATCGAATTTATCCCAATAAGGGATAATTGGCGGCTTGCCGTACATCAATACCGGTTTCCATTGGTTATCAAGATGCCATTTGCGAAACCAGGTGGGGCCGCCCGCGTGGCCGATACCGCACAGCCACATATATTCAAGATGGGCTGACATTATCGGAATGATCTGCGGAATGAACATCTGGCCGGAATAGGCCAGGCAAATCCCGCCGGGTTTCAGTACCCTGGCCGCCAGTTTAGCCAATTCGCCGTACAGCTTTATCGAGCCTTCGTCATACGGCGGGTCGGTAAAAATGACGTTGACAGAGTTATCGGAGATACGGCTGCCAACCTCGGCCAGATCACCTACAAACAACCAGTCGCTTTTGATGGTATGCACCGTTTCGGCCTGCACTTCCTTTTCCACTTCCCGAACAGCTTTTTTTGAGTTCATCCCATCGTTTATTTTTGCCCGGATACGGTCTTGTTTTTCCGGCGAAAGTTTGGCAATGTCGCGGGCCTCGCGTATATTCACCGTCCCCGCCCGCACATCCGCAAATAGCTCCGGTGCGCTTTCCCGCAGGCGGCCGGCATAACTGATATACCCGGCGCTGGTGTTGAACAGAGCGGCGGCGGCGTCCCTTGATTTGCCGTTGGCTGGGTTGTTATCGGTAAGAGCTTGTGTCAAATTTGACACAAGCTCTTTGGGATGGTTCTCCCCGTACAGCTTGCCCGCCTGCCGCTGCCTCTCCCGGGCCTCGGCGGCCAGCATTGGCAGCACGTCCAGAGCCACGGCGGCGGCCTGGCTGGCCGTCAAATGGCGGCGGTGAACGTTTTTTGAGACAACGAAAGCCAGGGGACTATCGCCGGTGTAGGGGGAGAAGACCGGCTCGATTCCGGCCAGCCGGCAAGCCAGGAAGCGATTGCGCCCGTCCAGGATTTTATTCTCATAAATGACAATGGTTTCCAGCAGGCCGTTGGCCTTAATATCGGCGGCCAGCGTTTCCAGTTCTATGGCCGGCAGCAGCGGGAATATGTTGGCGTAGTCGTGAAATTCCACAAGCGCATCTCCTGATGGTTTCATAATTTCATCCTACCACATCTCTTTTTGTTTGTAATGTTTTTAACGCCTGTTGAAAAATCAAGCCAGCCGGATAGCGTAAATCAGGCTGCCGGCATCCCGGCAACCGTGTTCCACCGAACGCACCCGGCTCAGGCAAATGTGGTCATCCACCCCAAACCCGGCGGCAATGGCATCCTGGGCCAGCTTCAGGAAATTGTCGCCATCCGGTTTCCGGCCCGGCTGGTGAGGGAAACGGGCGTCAAGGTTGATGATGAGGCCGGCCCCCGGCGGCAGCGGCAACGGCCAACCGGCCCGCACGATGCCCCGCATCGTGCGGGTACGCAGCACCAGCTTCCAGCCCTCGGCCTCCGGTTTCAGGTATTTGCGCCCGTTCCGGCGCTGGCCGTAAGCCCGGTTCACGCTGACCAGCGGCTCATACGGCATTTCAATGATGATCTCGCCGCCGGTCATTTGGCTCTCGTGGAAATGTTGACAAAGACATCACCCAGGGTAATGGCCGGGTTTTTTTTGTGGTGCATCAGGATCAGCTTTTGGTCGATTACCGCCTCCATATCCACCCCGCGCAGATTAAAATACTGCCGGGCCATTAACACCACTTTGGCAATGTTGGCGTCCACCAGCCACCAGTCGTCGCCCCCCAGTTCAGCTATGAACATGGCTTCAATGGCCCGGCCCAGCAGCACCGCCATCCGGTTCAGGCAATCCCGCGTTGACGGCCAGGGCGAGAAAAAATCTTCAACCTTCGTCACGGCCTCGGAAACGTCAACCCCCCGGCAGTTAAAATAGCGCAGAGCCATTATCACCACATCGCCCACTTCCACATCCACATCGGCCCAGGTCAGGCCGTTGTCCGGGTTATTGCGGGTGTAGGCCTCGGATTCAACCCGGATGCGAGCGTCAATAGCCTCGCCCAACTCAGTGACCATAAATTCAATGGAATCCCGCGGCAGCGCCGGCTCCCGCCATTGCCCCCAGGATTTCCACAAAACCGCCAAATCCTTAACGAGCGTTTGCAAATCGTTCAGTGCCACGGGAATCCGTCCAGTCCCGGCATAACCGTGCTACCCAGATTCATCATGGCGCGCCACACCCGGTGATAAACCGTTTCGCGGCCCGGCCCCTGGTTGGCAG